GCTGGCATCCCTGCAACACGCTGATCGTCTTTGGCAGCCAAGGGAGACTGACTAATGCTGTCATTTAGTTGTTTAAACATTCCGGGTAAGTATGTAGCCATTTTAAACTTTCCTTTTAAGTATTGTTATTGCCAAACAACGTGTTCCAAGCCGTTGTTAAAGATGAATCTGCAAAGTTACCTAACGCACCTAGATTAGCTGATTGAGATTGAGCAAAATCTGCAAGGGCTTTACCTTTTAAATTTTCAATATTATTTTGAATAGTTAACCCGCCTAAGCCCATTTCTGCAAGCATTCCTTGACGTTGTGCGTTTCTTGCGTCATTTAATTGGTTCATTTGAATGTTTTGCTGACCTAGGTTGTATAAGTAGTCTTGAGGTATATAACCCTGCTGCATCATCCCTAAGCCTCTTTCAAACTCGCTATTTAGTTCTTGGTTAGCAAACTCGCCAGCCCCTAACCAATTTGAACTAGCTTGTTCTTGGAGAGCTTTTTCGTAGGCTAATTGCTCAGGTGTCCCGCCATACATTTGGCTAGTCATGCCTCCTCGCCCTTGTTGGCGCAATCTTTGCTCCATCATGGCGCGTTGGCGTTGTTGTTCAGGAGCCATAGATTGCTGCATTCTGTTGTATACATCGTCTTGCCTAGAGGCAGATCCGTCTAAAGTTCCTTGCAGTAAACCTCTACCCCCTTTAAACATTTCGTCTTGTATTGCTTTAGCCTCTGGGCTAAGGGTATAGCTAGTCCCGTATTCTCCGTTACTTTGCACTCCGCTAGACGCACTACCTAAATTACTTGTTACTCCATAGGGTTGAAACGTAGTGCCGCTTTCAACTGAGGTTTGTATTGAATCAAGAGTATCCCGAGCCTCTTGTTTTGTTTTGTTTAAAGAATCGTATTGATCGTAAAGACCATAAGCTCCTACTGCTCCCGGTAACAGGTTTTCAAAAAAACTAGCCATTAGAATGTACCTCCGTCAATGGTGTTAACGGACAAAGAACCTGAAAGCGTCAAGTTTACTCCTGTGAGCGTACCTGTGTATGCCCCGTCTACGCTAGATATACGAGCCTTTATAGCTGGGTCAATACTAATAAATTGCTCTTCAAAATCTTGACCAGTAACCAGTTTTAAAGGATTTCCGGGGGCAAGAGCATCTTTACTTGAGAAAAAAGATGATTGATAGTTATATGTAGACATTAGATTATTCTCCCTAAAAGTGCCTGTATATTTAATTCCTGTACGCTAAAATGATTTGTAGTTATAGCTGCTTCAAAACCAAAAGCAACAACTCTTCCGCTCCCCCATAGTTTAAAATCTCTTGAGGCAATTAAGTCTCCTGTGCTCCCGTACTGAGTAGAAGTATTGTATTCGCTGTCGGATGCTGCGTACTCGTACAGTTTCTCACCAGCTTGATTTAATCGTAACTGGGCAGGAGACTCTGAATAATTAAAAATCCATTTTAAAAAAAGCTCAGAACCTATGCCTCCTGAAATTACTACATCAATGTCTTTTAGAAATTTAATTCTGTCAGGGGCACCAAAAGACTGTGGATGTGTCCAATATCTAAAATTTACTACAAAAGCCTGAGCCGTACTAAAGTAAGTGTACTGACCGTTTGAAGGAACTACCGTAAAATCAACGAGAGCTCTGTCAAAGTTATCTGAATATTTATATAAGCCGCCTATCCCACCTATGTACGTTTCACCCTGAACAGACCTAAAGCCACACCTAACAAGGCGGCTAGGCCAAAGAGTAGCTCTAAAAGCCCTGTTGTCTAAAGGTATTTTAGTATCAAAAACGTAGGTAAGAGCATTGTCTCCAAAAGTTAAAGCATAAAAAGAATATTCTGGACTAAAAAAAGACGTTATATTCTCACCAGAGGTACGCGCAATTGCTTTTTCTATGTCTGTTTCAACAGTAAGAGACAGGCTTCCAATAGGTAAAGATTTTTCTTGTATAGTACGACCCAACGATCTAAGGCCTGAAGAATCTAAAAATATTAAGTCTGTGCCTATAACTTGTGTAGAATCTCTAGCTATACAGCCTATGCCTGACACGGTGTCCGTTAGAGCTAAACTATATACACTAGGGTCAGTATTTGTAGTACCGTAAACAAGTATACTACGCTCCCCAAATACAATTAAAAAATCGTTTTGAACTTCAATAGCCGTAATAACGTCTGTACCGTTAGGCCAATATTCTCTAACGTCTATAGCCCCATCCCACTGTAACCTTGACCCGTCTTCTAAAGTAGAGTATACTATAAGGCTTTTGTTTGAATCAAAACCCCCTACAAATAATCGCCCAAAACCTGTAGTAGCGCAAGAAGGGTACCCTGTAGCCCCTGAAGGCCAAGAGCCTCCAGAAGTTAGTATTTCAACTAGAGCAGAGGAACTAGTCGCTGGGGCAAACTCTAGGGGAAGTTTCCCTTTCTGAATTAAGTAAGCCCTATCCCCTAGGCTAACTAACTGCCAGTTGTTCTCTGTAACGCCTATAGTGTAACTCGTTGGGAGGGTTAACGCTGTAGCCGCTCTTGCTGTTATATCATTTTTAAAAATGTTACCGCCAGATGAGCTTAAAACATAAGAATTGCCTACTAAATCTATAAACTCAAAAACTCTTTCGCAGGCATAGTTTCCGTAAGTTGTTGAAGGATTATCTGTGTTATTTTGAAAACCCTGCCTAGAGCCTATGCGACCAAAATTATCTATTACTGCGTTGTCTGCAATAGCTGCAAAGGCAGTAGACATATTAACAGGGGAATCTGTTGTATTTAAACCAAAGTATCCGGGGCTAGGAATAGGTATTGATGTTACAGATTGTACCGCCATTAAGAAGTGCTCCAGTTGCTTTCACTCATATTGCTAGGAGTATACCAATAGAGTTCCTCAGGGAAACGAGCGGTGTCCAAAGCTATTGCATCAGACAATGCGTTATTAGCTATAACAGTAAGCTCTGAAGTAGAAAGAGCGTTTGTTTCTCCTCGTTCTCTAACGGCTAAGGCTGTAGCTAATAGATACACAGGGGCAGCAGGAACTTTCATGCGTTGAGTGGCTGCTGTAAGAAAACCCTGTCCCGAAGTACATTGAAAAGTTAACGTAGTCTCTGTGTTAGCTGGAGCTGCTAGTCTAACCTGTTGATTGCCGTTATTAGTGTTGCTCTCGTCAGTAGTGTCCCAATAGTTTTCATAAAAACCGTAAGAAGATGCGACACCGCTAGTTACAGGAGACTGTGCGTTGTTTTTGTAGATATTTTGTATAGAAGACAAAGGAATAGGTGTTAAATACTTACCCGTTAAAGTGTTTAATACGCTTTGTATCCTAAAAGAATTTTCTTGGGAATCGCTTATCATTACTATAGATTGACCCTGAGGAACAACAGTGGTACGGGTAGTCCTAAGAGCCCCCCAATCCCAAGCATCCTCTACTATAGTTTTTGCGTCATTTACAAAAGACCCAATAACAGAGTAATACGGTGACGAGTCAAACGTAATGCCGTCCACTTGATTTTCTCTAAGTCGGATAAGCACTTGATTAATTAAATCTAAATAGGTCATTTACTTTTCCCCGACTGTTGTTGTCTTGCTCTTAATGCTTGAAACATACGTTGTTGTTCTGCTGGACTAGGGTAGCTAAGTCTAATTCGTTTCATAAGGGGGACGTTTTCTGTATCCCATCCTGAGTCAGCAGAAGCAGGGCCACGGGCCCCTGTTTCACCTCGTCCACCCGAACTACCGTCTGTACCGTCTGTACCGTCTAATCCGTTAATTATAGTGTTAACAACAGGGGTTGTAACTGTTATAGGGTCAGGTGTTGTGGGGGGAACGGTAGGCGCTGTGACAACAATATTGTCCATAGGTTGACCATTGGGGTTAAGCTCAGGGTTTGTGAGGGTAGGCGTAGGTATGTTAATAGGAATGTTTTGAGGGTCTTCAGGAGTAATACTATCGGCAGTAACTTTAACTTCCTCTAAAGTAGGCTCTGTTTCTTCATCGTCTTCCTGCGTTGGCGCGTTATCGTCCCAAACAACGTCTTTAGGAATTTGTCCTTCGTAAGTCATGTCTATCCAATCAGCTAAAGAAGAAATTGTCCACAGATTAGAACCGTCTGGGAATCTAAATTCAAGCCCTTCCGGTTTACTTGCAGTAACAATAACTTCCTCTAAAGCATTAGGATTACCCATTTCGTTTAGGAACCACGCTACTATTTTAGTATCAGGTTTAACAGTTTGCTGGAATCCCCCTATAGTTACAGTGTCTTTACCATCAATCCTAAGAGTAACAGGCTGTGTAGCTTTCGGACTAGTGCCAGAAGGATAGGTAGTAGTGCCCCCTGAGGTATTTAGGGGGGCAGCACTATACTGCCCTTTACCATTTTGTGCGTATAGTCCCGTGGAGTCTTGATTTCCTGACCCATCTACGGTAAACAAACTATTGGCTTCTGTGGGAGTACCGGAACCTACTGTAATTGGGGACAGTTCCATAGGGGTGCCATCTGCATAAGTTAAACCTTGGCCCCCTGTCGGCCCCATTTTAACCCATTGGTTGTCACTGTTAAGGTCGTATACTGTTCCATCGTTTTTCAAAGGATTGCCTGTAGAGTCTACTGTGGGAAGCCCTGCGTCCTCTATTCCATCAAGAGTTTGCTGCCAATCAGCGTTAGATACGCCCCCAGTGCCTTGGCCTCCAGTGCCTTGGCCTCCAGTGCCTTGGCCTCCAGTGCCTTGGCCCTGAGTGCCTTGGCCCTGAGTGCCTTGGCCCTGAGTGCCTTGGCCCTGAGTGCCTTGGCCCTGAGTGCCTTGGCCTTGAGTGCCTTGGCCCTGAGTGCCTTGGTCTCCAGTAAAGTTTTCGTTTGCTGTCTCATTAAAACTGGTTTCGGGTTGTACTTCAGTTGTTCTAGTCCAATACTCATCCCCATTCTTTAACGTATAGTTTTCGTCTGGGGCTAAGTATTCTCCATCCGTGTCCGTAAGAGGAAAACCAGAGTCAGCCAACTTATCTGAAAAAGACTCAAATTCATCGTAAGACATATTGCTAGTGTCTTCAGCGTTTATTGATCCGCTGTAATCTCTAGTTTCTATTGGCGCGGGAAGATCAATGGTATCTGTAGTGTCGCTAAAAATATCCAAATCGTCTAGCGTAGTGTTGCTAGGAGGTAACTCTACAAAACCATCGGGAGTAGAGTAACCAGATGTTCCGTTTCCTAAATCTACTATTAGCTGTTGTTTCGGGTCATCAAACACAGCGGGTGAACTAGGCAAGACAGGGGAATCAGGAGAATAGTCTGTAAAAATATCTA